CTCAAGTAACTGATTCTGTATCTATGCAAGTAATCACATTTAGTAAGGACGAAGCCAAGCGTTACATCAAAATAGTACAAACAGTTGGAGGTTCTACTCCTTCCTTTACGTTTAGTATTAATGGTTTAGCACTTAAAAAATACGGTTAATATATATAGCCCCTTAATGGGGCTTTTCTTATGTCTTACATTGATTTAGATTTAGATGTATTTTTACAAGAGCCTTTCGGACAAAAGGTTTCTTATTCTGGTGGAACAAAAATGGGTGTTTTAGATATGCCCGATCAAATATTATCTGGAGACATGATTTATTCTACTGATTATGTTTTACAGGTAAAAACAACAGACTTTGCAGATTTAGAGATAGGTGAAACAATTGAAACTGCTGTTAATGGTATTGATACTGAATTTGAAGTAAAAGGTCAAAGATTATTAGATGACGGTAAATTAACAGAAATAACACTTAGTAAGACATGAGTACAAAAAGAGAATTAATATTAGCAAAAATAAAAACTCAATTAGCGGGTACTACTGGTTTAGGAACTCGTATTTATAGAAGTAGGGTTACACCTGTTTCAAGAGATGAGGGTGCTGTACTTATTTATGAACCCTTATCTGATAATTGTGAGGTTAGAAGAAATAATTTACAATGGACTTTACAAGTTAGGTTAAGTATTATTACAAGAGGATCAAAGACAAAAACACTTGACCAAGCTGCTGACCCAATAGTTAAATCTTTACATACAAAATTAGTAAATGATGTAACTTTAGGCGGAAATGCAATTGATATACAACCAAGATCAGTTTCATTTGACCTAGTAGATGGAGATCAACCTAGCGGAGTGGTATCTTTGGACTATATTATTATATATCAGACATCAATTGCTGATTTATCCACATAAATAACGCTATTATGGAAGATAAGTACGCAGGTCAAGGAGGTCACTACCTTATTGATCCTAAAACTGGTAAGAGAAAGCTGATTAGGCAAACTCAGCCAGCCCAACCAACAGAATCTTTACCAACAGAGGACACCTCAGATGCCAAAGAAAACTAGACTAAGAGCTTTACTTGCTAAAGACGAAAGCACATACGGAAGTGACCCAACTGCTACAGGTTCGGCAGATGCAATTCTTTGTACAGAATTATCAATTGAACCAGTACAAAGTGATGAAGTGTCTAGGGATTTAATAAGAAGCTATCTTGGTAATTACGATACACTTTTAGCAAATACAAGAGCTCAAGTAACAATTACGGTTGAATTAGCAGGTAGTAAGACAAAAGGGGTAGCACCACAAATAGCTCCACTTCTTACCTCATGTGGTTTAAGCCAAACTGTTGCTAGTGGTACTAGCGTTACTTATGCACCTGTTAGTAGTGGTTTTGACTCTTGTACTATTGTTTATAACGCTGACGGCATACAACATAAACTAACAGGTTGTCGTGGAACATTTAGTTTAAGTGCAGAAGTTGGCTCTATTCCTACAATTACATTCGTAATGACAGGCTTATACAACGCACCAACTGATACAGCTATGCCAACTTGTACATTTCAAAAACAAGCTGACCCCCTAGTTTTCAAAGAAGGAAATACAAGTGGTTTTCAATTTCAAGGTTATTCAGCAGCTTTAAATACATTTTCATTTGATATGAATAATGAGATTGTTTATCGTGAATTAGTTGGTGGTACAAAAGAGGTTATTTTAAATAATCGTGCGCCGTCTGGTTCTGTTCAAATTGAGAACATACCACTAGCAACAAAAAACTATTTCACAAACGCAACAGGAAATGTTAGTGGCAATAATACATTTCAACATGGTCAATCTGATGGTAATAAGGTCACAGTATCAATGCCAAAAGCAAACATAACTGCTCCTAATTATGCGTCTGTAGATGATATAGATATGTTAGACCTTGCTTATACAGCAGTTCCTAATAGTGGTAATGATGAAGTAAGCATAGTTTTTGCATAATTAAATATTTACTTTTTATAAATAAGGGTTAAACTGTGCGTTACATGGTTTAACCTTTTTTTATGGCATTAATTATTAACAAAGTTAAAACTTTTAAATGGACAGTTGATTACGAATATCCAGTTGATGATGATTTTGCAGAAGTAAAATTTAAAGCAGTTTTTAAACGAATGCCACAAAAATTTTTAATTGAGATGTCTAAAAAGGCTGCACCAAAAGTTGACAAGTTTGGAAATGAATTACCTAGTGACTTTGACCCTAACGAAGTATGTGAAAAAGTTATTGTCGGTTGGGAAGATGTTTTTATGGAAGATGATAAGGGTACAGAAGTTGAAGTACCTTTTAATAAAGAAAATTTAAAAAATTTATTAGAAATACCTTTTTTAAGTCTTTATTTAGTTAAAAGTTTTTATGAAGGACAAACAGGTAAAAAATTAAAAAACTTAGAGGGGCAGTCGACCATCTCTTAAATGGTGGTGTAGAAGATAAGTCGCATGATGATGCTGCTGTTTTAGGAATTGTAGGGCTGCCCGAAGAAAGAACAGAAAAAAATTTTGAGGTATGGGAAGAACATTGGATGTCAGTTGAAATATTTATTAAAATGATGACTCAATGGCGAACTACTATGGGAGGGGTAATTGGGTTTGATTATAATGTTTTACAAATGTTATTTGAATTGTATGATATAGATAATCGTAAAGATATTTTTGAGGATATTCAAGTCATGGAACGTGAAGCTATGATACACATGAACAAGGATAGTAAATAATGGCTTTAAATTTAGATACAACTTTTAAACTAAAGGCAAAAGTTGAGGGTGCAAAATCTGTTGATAATTTTAAAAAACAATTAAGGGGTTTAGACACTAGCTCAAAACTTAGCAAAGTACAGCTAGGTAAGATGAATATTGAAATTAATAGAATGGCTAGGGCTGCGGGTAATACAACAAAAGGTTTAAGAGAGCATATTAGAGCTTTAACTTTACTAAGAGATAGAACTGATATTGGTGGTAAGGCTTATAAAAGATTAGGTAATCAAATTGATAGGTTAAAAAGTAAATTAAAAGGTTTAGATGGACAAGCTGCTAGTACTGGACAAAAATTAGCAGGTCTTGTTGCTACTTTAGGTGTCGGTAGAGGTATCAGAAGAATAATTGGTGGTGCTTCTACATACGAAGCTGAAGTTACAAAAGCTGCTGCTATAGAGGGTGGTGGCAATAGAAATGAGATACAAAGTGCCGTGGAACAAACTGCTGCTATTGCTGCGGGTACTCCAACTCAAGTGGCAGAATTAGCAACTGTTTTGGCAAGGGCTGGTGCTAAAGGAAATGACCTTACTGCTAGTCTTAATGGAATTGTATTAGGTGCAGAAGCTACTGATACAGCTTTTGCAGAAATGGGTTCTGTTGTAAGAAATAATATGGCTGTATTTGGTTTAGAAGCAGATAAAACTACAGCCTTAGTTGATATTCTGGTTAGTGCTGCAAATGGTGCTAATCAAACTGTTACGGATTTAGGTGAGTCTTTAAAATACGCTGCTCCAGTTGCCAAAACTTTTGGATTAACAATAAATGATACGGCAGCAGTTATTGGTCTTATGGCTAATGCTGGTATTAGAGGAAGTGAATCAGGTACAGGTTTAAGAACAGGTTTAGCAAGATTACAATTAGCTGCTTCGGGTGCTAACGGTGAATTATTAGGTGTAAGTCGTGGGAGCCAAATGTTGGCTAAAGGTATGAAAGCATTAGGGTCAGATGTATTAAACGCTGAAGGTAAGTTAAAACCATTAGATGAGGTATTACTAATATTAAAAAAAGACTTAGAGAGTATAGATAATCTTGGACAACAAACTGAAATAATGCAAGCTATTTTTGGTAGGGAACAGGGAAGTAAGTTTTTAGCTGTAATAAATAGAAGTGAAGAGGAAATAAGAGGTATGTTTGAAACTGTTAGAAATAGTGCTGATGTATCTGAGAGGACTAGAAGGGCAATGGATAGTTTTAGTTTAAGTAGTAAAAGATTAGGAGGTAACTTTGAAATTATTACTAACCAGATTGGAGCAGCCTTTATAGTTGTATTAAAACCGTTAGTTGATGTTTTAAATAGTTTGTCAACTGCTGCTTTAAAATTACCAACACCAATTAAAGGTATTATGTCAGCTTTAGCAGCTCTTGGGCTTACTGCTTTAGCTGTTAAAACAACAATGATTAGTTTAAATTTTGTGTTTGGTCAAGGTGTTGTTATATCAAAATTAGTAGCTGGTTTTGTAGCTTTTAAGAAAGCGTTATTAGCGGCAAAAGTTGCTGTTATAGCTTTTAATGCTACGAACCCAGTTGGTTGGATTGCTTTAGCTGTGTCAGGTCTTATAGCTTTGGGTGGGTTGATATATAAGTTTAGAAAACAAATTATGGCAATAGGTGAAACATTTAAAGAAATGATTACTGAATATGTTTTAAAAGTTTATAACCAATTACCAGAGTTCCTTAGAAAAATAATATCAGGTGTAGGTGGAAAAATTAATATTGTTGTAAGCAAAACAAAAGAAGTTGTACAAACAACTGTAGAGGGTGTTAAAGATAGTGCGTCAAATATTTTAGGTGCGTCTGGTGTTGTTGGTGTTGATGATAATACTGAAGATAAACAAAATGATGTGTTAAGTGGAATGATAGATGCACTTGAAGAATACAGAAAAAAAGCAGCAGATGTAGCAGGTCAAGTTAAAAGTGCAATGGCTAATGCTTTACAAGGTATGGAAGATGCTTTAGTAAATTTTGTAATGACAGGGAAATTAGCTTTTAAAGATTTAGCAAGATCAATAATCGCTGATATTACAAGAATTGTTATAAGGTCGGCAATAATTAGTCCTATATTAGGTGCTTTTGGAATTAAAGTAGGTTCTGCTAAAGGTAATGTTTTTGATGGTGGAGAAGTTCAAAAATATGCCTATGGGGGAATCGTGACTAAGCCTACCGTATTTCCTATGAAGAATGGAATGGGGTTGATGGGTGAAGCGGGTGCTGAAGCGATTATGCCACTCAAAAGAGGTAAGGATGGCAAACTTGGAGTAGCATCTCAAGGAGGAGGTGGTAATGTTGTTAATGTATCTGTAAACGCTGGTGGTACATCTGCTCAAGGAAATACAATGAAAGCAAATCAACTTGGAAAATTGATAGGTACTGCAATTGAAGCTGAATTAATTAAACAAAAACGTCCGGGAGGAATACTTTATACATAATGGCTACTTTCGATTCAAGTACTGTCGGTTGTGATGTGTCTCCAAGTTACGCACCAACTTTAAATATTGAAAATAATCTAATTAAGGTAGAGCTAGGAGATGGTTTTGAACAAAGATTGCAGAAAGGAATTAACGCAACAAGAAGAACTTGGACTTTGCCATTTAGTAGTAGATCAAATTCAGATACAACAAATATTTTAAATTTTTTAGCATCTTCAACAGGTGGTAACAATGGCGCAAAAAGTTTTAATTGGTCACCGCCTTATGGAGCTACAGGTAAATGGACGTGCGAAAATCCAATTGTTAATATGGTCGCATTTGACGTTAATGATATACAACTTGAATTTAGAGAAGTATTTGAGCCATGACAGATAGTTATATAAGTGAGGTACAAAAAACTGATCCAAGTGCAATTAT